CACAACAACCTTTCCCTGCCCGTCAGGTCCTGCCGCCTCCACATAGCGCGTGCCATAATACTCGCCCATAAATTCCATGTAGATACGGCCCTGGTCCTCAATGGCCTGCAGCAGGTTCTGCTTCGTCAGCTCCATAGGCGTTGCCGCCGCCCGCTGCAGGGCAATTATGGCGGAGGTGTTGTCGGGTCTTGTGTCTCCCAGAGCCACGTCCGACGCGCCCAGGAATTTCTGGGTGTAGCTGATGGCGATGTCGATAAACTGGCTGATCTGGGGCGAGATGGACGCCGGGTCAATGATCTTCGCCACGTTATCCACATTGCCGTTGACGGCGATGGCCGCGCCCACCCGGTTGCTCCACTTCGCCACCCGGGTCCTGTCAAAGACCACCTTGGGATACGCCAGCGTCATCAGGGAGATCATGCTCATGGCAAAGAGTTTGTTGACGAAGATCTGGTTGGGGATCAGACCCGTAATCATGGCTTGACCGTGGTAGCTGTCCTGCACATAGTCCCAGTTCATCCACGTCAGCGGATAGGACTGGATGCCAAGGTCCCATTCCTTCCGGATCACGGCGTTGCGGGTACACTCGTAGCCGTGGATGGTACCGGTCTCATCGTCCCGCCACAGCCGCAGGATGACCGTCACCTTCTCTCCGCCCAGCTGGTCCAGGTGGGGGTCTCCGCTTTCCTTGTCGTCCGCCACGATCAGCGCCGCGTCCTCTTCGCTCACGCCGTTGGCTTTGGCCCGCTTCCGGGCGTCCTGCACCAGAAGCCGCCGCTCAATGAGAATGTACGGCTGCGGCTGCACAGACCGGCTGTTGGGGTTGCCGAACAGCACCTGCGTGTTCATCAGGACCTCCGTCCGGATGGCGCCGCGGCTGGGCTGCCCGGTCTCCACATCCGCGTCCCAGTAGGTGTACATACACCCGTCCGCGTCCACGGCGGCGTTGCGGCAGAACTCCCGGATCAAAGCGCCCATTTTGTTAAACTCAAAGATGGCGGTGAACTGGTCGTTGAGGATGTCGGTCAGCGCCTCCATTCCCGCCGCACCCATCTGCCCGCTGCCAGGCAGGGGTTTTGCATGGAGTTTCAGGTTGTCCGTGGAAACGTTGGCCACGGAGAACAGCACCACGCGCTTGAGGAAATTGAATACCGGCGTGGGCAATCCGTTGGATTTCACGCCCTCCCACTGTTTGCCGATAAAGAAATTCTCGTTGGTCTGGACGCAGTCATACAGGTCGATGCCGTTGTTGAAAGAAAGTCCCGCGTCATACTCCCTAGCAATGCTCTGGGGCGTCAGGTCCGCTTTCATCTCTACCTCCTCACTTTACATTTCCGGTATAGCGCAGCTGTACATCCGTCTCCAGCACCGTTGCGGTGGCGGAGGACGAAAAACTCCGGAAGATCAGCTTGTAAAATGTCGCCTTTTTCACCTTCATCTTCACCCGCCGCACCTGGGGCTTGCGGTTGGTGCCGAAGGACCAGTGGGCGAAATCCACATGGGCGAAAGTCGCAAAGCCTGCCGCCACCAGTTTCTCCGGGTAGTCGCTGCGCCGGTTGGTCTCCACCGTAACCGTGACTCTCGCGCCGCTTTCCGGCTGGATCGCTACAAACAGCATGGGGCTGTATTTCAGTAGCCACGCTTTGTCAAAGTCCATGGAACCGCTGGCGGCGTAGGCGTCGATTTCCGCGCCGTCGTCGTTGCGGTAGCGGCGGCTGATATGCACGCACCGCCCCTCCTCCGTAAAGCCGTACAGTTCCCCGCCGATCTCCAGCATGTCTGTAAACGGCATGTTGGTGTATTCGTACCAGGCGTCGCTGGCGTAGTTCAGGATCAGGGCTCTGCCGCCATAGAGGAACCAAAACTCATTTTCATTCAGGCGGTTAAACGTCTTTGTCTTTTCCAGATCAAAACCCGCCAGCGTCACCGCCACCCGGTCGGAAATCCGGCTGGCATTGCGGTTGTCAGATGTGATGTTGCCGCCAGTAGAAGTGGCCTGCCAGCGGTAAATGCTCTTTTCAAACAGCGTCAGCGGGTTGTTTTCCAGCAGCTGCGCCTGTCCCGGGGCGGCGTTGCCGATCTGCCGGTTCACCGGCGTCACATAAAAGGCGGTAGACGCCCCGCCGGTCGCCAGCGCCAGCACTTCGTACTGCATGCTCCACGCGCTGGCGCTCTTAAACACCAGCAAACGGGAATAGTGCCGGATCATGGCGGTGATAGGCGTGTTTGCCTCGCCGATGCTGGCTTCGTACAGGTCCGGGAAATACCCCGCGTCCGGCTTCGCCGTCTCGGAATTGATGCCGCTGAAAATGGTCTTGTTGCTTCCGTCGCCGTACAGGAACACCCGCGTGTCCGTCGCGCCGTTAAACAACTCCGCGTATCGCATGCCACGAACTTCCGCCGCCGCGCCTTCGCCCTTGCTGTAGGTGATGGTAAGCGAATTGACGCCTGCCGTCGGAGCGCTGGCAAACGTCACTTTGCCTTTCTCCGCGTCCAGGGTATAGGTCGCTTCCGTGCCTTCCACTTCCAGGATCTCTCCCACTTCCGACTCCGGCAGAAAAAAGTCCTTGGAAGTCCCGTCCGGGCTGTAGCGAGCCCGCCGCCGGTTGGTCAGGCGGTTGGCGTTTTCCAGGCTGGTACCGGCGCCAAGCGGCGTCGCTGCCGTCAGCACCAAAGGAACATACGGCTCCACCTCCGCAAAAGACGTCTCCGCACCGCCGTCCCAGAACAGGTACTCGTGCCCGTTGAGCAGGTAGACATTTCCTTCAAATCCAAAGAAGCTGGTCTCGTCCTGCGTGCAGGTTCCCACACCCCGCGGAGCCGTGCCATCCATATCCACGTCAAAGATCACGCCGCCAAACGCTGCCAGCGTGTGGTAGGCGTCGCCCACCTTGCCGTGCCATACGCCGCAAAAACGCGGCGCTGTCACGTCCGTTTCGTGCTCCGCCGCCCAGGCGTCCCACGCTTCCCGCAGTGTGAGCACGGTTTTTGTCCCGGGCCGGATCTGCAAATGGTTGTCCCGTGTGATGCGGAAGTTGCGCAGTTCGCTCAGTTCCCCGGTCTTCAGGTTGGTATCGCCATCCCGGTTTTCGTTCAGGCCAAGGAACTCCTTGATCTTCATCACGCTGATTGCCGCGTTGGCTGCGATCCGTGCCACGCTCATTCACCTCCGTATTCCAGATACCCCTCGTCCATGTCGCCGCCGGTCATGGCCGCGTCGTAATCTTCCAGCAGATCCTCCGGCTCCAGCGCCGCCTGTGGCGCCTCCGGCCGCTCCGCGCCCAGCGTCCGCGTCACTGCGTAATACCGCGCGGCATCCACGATGTGCGTGATGTCGTGAGGCTCTGTGGCGCAGTCAGAAGGGTTTTTCTCGTCGTGCTGGATCACCGGCAGGTTCTCGATCAGCCCCACGCAGTCCTCCGTCACCAAAAAGCCGGGCTTGTCTATATCGCTTTGCATGGGTTTGAGCATTTCTTTCAGCGCCATCCAGCCCTGCACGCGGTTGTTGCTGGCCCGTACCAGGCCAAGGCCGTTTTCCGCGAACAGTTCCGCCATGCTCTTGCCGCTGTCCTTCTGGCGGTTCCAGATGTCCGGCGGCGCCAGCGTGAATTCGATATGCTCCCACGGCGGCGTCAGGTCCAGCGCCAGCTTTGCCGCGTCCGACACGATCAGGCCGCTTTGCTGCACCTCCCGGTACACGTAGCTGCGCCCGTCAAAGTCCTGCGCAATCCACAAACACGCGAACATATCCAGACCGTAGTCGAATGCCCGGTATTTCCGCCACTCCGCCGGGATGCGGCGGAAGGGGGAGATCACATGAGTCTCCCGCCGGAACTCCGGGAAGAAGGTCCCGGCCAGCGCGTCCCAGTCTCCATATCGCCACGCCGCCCGCACATCCTCCGGCAGCAGGTCCAGCATCTGTTTGTATTCCGGAGACGCTTCCAGCAAATGCGGATTGTCGTCCACGGTGGCGGGGATGAACGTATAATCCTCTGCCCGCTCGCCGTCCCGGTAGTTCCGATCCACAAACAGCCGCTTGACCCACAAATGCCCCACACCGCCGGGGTTGCAGGTCAGATACATCCGCCTTGGCAGCTTCGTGGCGCCGCGCAAACACGCGCCCAGCGTCCGAAACTGTCGTTCCGTAAACTGCGTGGCTTCTTCCATGAAGATCCAGTCGTACTCCACGCCCTGGTACTCGTCGTCGTCATTGGGGCCGTAATGCCCGAATTTGATCACGGACCCGTTGGCAAAGAACATCATGCGCATGGTCCCGTTGTAAGAGGCCAGCTGCGGCGGAATCAGTTTTCGCATCGGCAGGATGATATTCTGCTCCAGTTCCGGATACTCCTTACGCACGATCAGGATTCGGATGCCGGGATAGCTCAGCGCCCCGCCGAACGCCTTGACGCGCAGGACATGGGTCTTGCCGCCGCCCCGCGCTCCGCCGTAGGCGGTATATCGCGTGCGGGACTGGCAGAACAGCTTCTGCTTGGGATTCAAGTCCCCCATGCTGACATTCACTGCGCCGCCGCCATTTTGCATTTTCCCGTATGCCATGCGTTTGTCCTTTCCCGCCCGATTTGGAAATAGGGCCGCCGCCATAACAGCAGCGGCCCTATGGTTGGGGCCTGTATTAAGCGCTGGTCTTGCAGACCACGATGCCGTCCTTCTTGGCGTCCAGCACAAAGGAGTCGTAATAGACCCTGCCCTGGACAACGGGGCCGCTGAAGCCCTGCACCTTCTGGAGCACGTCGTACTCCCGCAGCTTCACGGGATCCACGCTGCAGCCGCGATACTTGATGATGGCGCCCACACCCTCCGGCATCCAGCTGGTGGGCACGGGCTTGAGCACGCAGTTGTCGATCATGCCGACGGCGCCCTTGGTGATGGCCTTCACACCGGTGCCTTCCAGAGCCAGCACCGCGTCCGCCTGCACCAGCAGCTTGTACCACTCCACGCTGATGAACATGGTGCGGTTCTCCATGGGAACCAGATCCTCCGTCGCCATAGCGTTGGCGTCGATCAGGTAGCCCAGGATGGTGCTCTTGGATGCGGCGGCGGGGGCGGTAAACTCGTTGCCCGCGCCGGCGGCCCACTGTGCCAGCCGGTACTGGTCCATGGTGGGGATGATGACCTCGTCGATCTGGCGGCGCAGCGCCTTGCCAGCCGCCTTGTCGATGGC